GGCGTGCTGGCGGAACTCGGCAACGGTGGGGCAATCGATGCGTCAACGACGCGCTCTAACATCATGGGGCGCATCGAGCATGGGGTGACGGTTGGCTGCGTGGACTACTACATCGAGGAGCGGCAGTTAAAGGCGTTCTGCTCTAGCCTAAGTTTCGGCTACGCGGATTTCAAGCGGCAGCTTGAGTCGATGTTTAACGTCTCGTACATGCCGAAGAAAGACATGATGGCGCGTACCAAAGGCCCACAGATGCGTGTGCCTGTGCTGAAGATAACCCGCAGAATGGATGAAGAAGAAATTACAAGTCAGCTACCCTTGGCAGCAGCTTAAACGCGGGGAAGGGTTCTTTGTTCCCTGTCTTGATCCGGAGGCCGTTAAACTCAACGGCCTCCGTGATGCTTTACGCTATCGCTTGTTCTACGCCAAGGCTGAGACGGTCATCAAGGACGGGAAGCTTGGGGTCTGGTTTCACCTGTGACCTCCAAGAAACGCCGCGCCAGTATCACCTGCTGGTCATCGAGGCGCTCTAGCAGCTGATCTTTCTTTTCCTGTGACAAGTTAGTCATCTCGATGACGCGTCTGCGCATGGTCGATAACTCACCTAGCTTCTGCTGCACCGCGCCCGATAACGATGCTGCCACCACCTTGTCACGGTACGTATCCAAGAACTCCAGCGCCTCTTGCTTGCGGCCTTGTTCGACCAGACGGTTGAACGTGCCCTTGGCTTGCTGAATCTCCAGCATGCGCTCGTAAGCAGCATCGAGTGTGCCCCGACCTTCTACCGGCTGGAATAGACCACCAATGAACGGCGTCTCATGCAGCTTCTTGCTGGGGCGCTCGGCAGCAGTAGTCTCAGTATTTAGCAACGGGTTTGCCAACGAGATCAGCGCGATGCCCAGACCACCGGTGTAGCCACGGAACAAGTGATCCCAACCAATCGGCGTAATACCTGCGTCGCCTGTCAGACCGCCCAAGACTTTCGACAGCTCGGTTGTGGTGCTGCGGAAGCGTTCTGTTGGCTGGAGGTTAGCGATTTCACGCTGAGATTCAAGGTCGCCACCGAAGAACGACTTGCCCAGATACAGCTCGGTCACCGGCTTGACTGCTTGCGGCAGGCTAAATGGGTTGGACAGCATCATCAGTTTGCCCATGCCCTTGGTGATGTCCTGTGACCGCGCATCGTTTGCGGCCATATTGAACACGGCTTCCGGCAACGACTTGAACAGGTAGCCCAATTCAAACGGGATTGGCACCTTCAACGGCTGGCTCATGCCGGGGATGTAGACAAACCAGTTAGCCAGACGCTCTTCAGGCTTGGCGCGTTTGTACGCTTCGTCGTCCTGCATCATGGCAGCGTAGGCCAAGGTCGCAGCGCCGATCAGCAAACCACGGGCAATCAACTTTTCCCGAATCTTCAACTGTTCGCTGTACGGCATCTTGTTGGTAAACGCCCGATACAGCACGTCCAGACCTTGCACCTGCGCGTTGAAGAACGGGATCAAGGTGTTCAGGTAGTACATTGAAGGCGACAAACCGCGTCGCCCAAAGTTCATGGACTCAAGTGTGCGCAGCAGTGCTTGCTGCTCTGACATACCTTTGGCTATCGAGTCCTTGTAGACAACCGCACGAGTCGCCGCGTCGCCCTGCAATGCAAAGGCGTCAGCTTTAGCCAGCAGCTTTTCCCACCCTGACTTACCGGCGCTGATGTCGCGCAAGAACTTTTTGAAGTCTTCTTGGTCGCCCGTAAACACGTTGGAAGAAATCGCGCCGGTTGACATCAGCTTTTTCTCAACTTCGCTGCGCCCGGCCACCATGCTGGAGAGTTCCTTGAACGCGTTCAAGATAGGCACACCGTCAGTGCCTGTTGTCATCCATGCGGTCAGCGGGTCACGAATAGACTGCCGGATAGCGTAGGCAGGGTTGCGGGTAACAAACTTGCGCAGTATGTCCGCAGGCACGCCCATCATCTTGATCGCCATCGGCAGCGTGGTCTTGATACCTTCCATGCCCTTAACGATCAGGTCAGCCGGGATGTCGTACAGGTCGCTGTCAATGATGGCGTAGTAGGGTTCGCCCTTGACCTTAAAGCGCACCGTGTCACGGTTAGCAGGTCCTTCGCCTTTAGATAGCGTCTTGGCAAAACCAATCTTATGTAGCAGGAACGACGTGTCTTTGACGCGCTGGTTGCGCAAGCCCATATCCACCAGCATGAAGGCGTTCTGCACGGCGCTAACAGACAGGGGCAGTATCTGGGTGTTGTCGCCCACCAGCTCTTGTAGCTGCGGCTCGTCCTTGATATTGCCAATACGGATCGGCGCTTCTTTGTCGGTGAACAACTCAACGTCGCCGCTACCCTTATTGACGCGGTAATACGGTACGTAGTCAATGGTCTTTAGCTTGTTTGCCAAGTCTTTGGTAATCGCGCCGGTCTGCACAAGGAAGTCCAGCAGTCCATTGTTAAATTCCTTGTATTCTGCCGACGCTGTTTCAAACGCGTCTTTCATCTGTGGGTTGGCGTTAAGCTGCGCCATAACTTCAGCGTACTCTTGCTTGGCCTTGCCGGGATTACCCACCCACAGCTTCTCCCAGCCAACCTGCTGGGCACGCTTGCCTGCCTGATACACCGTGAACATACGGTCTAGCTCAACGCCGTTTTTGATACCTGCGTTTTGCAGAATCTCAAACACCCGCATCAGGTTGGCACCGGCTTCGCTCTTGTAGATGTACTCGTTACCTTCTTTGGTTTCACGCGAGACGATGCGGCTAAGCGGTCCGTTGGTCAGTACTTGTTGTGCGTACTGGCTGCGGTTCTCACCAAAGCGTAGGAAATACTCGCCGTTGCTGGCTTCCAGCGCGTTGATCTTGCCAGCGTCCATACCCTTCTTAAATGCTTCAGAGATCGCTGCAAACTTATCAACGAGCTGAACACGACCGCGCAAACCAAGGAAGTTAGCCTTCAGATTATCGATAGTGCTTGGCTCTTGGGCAACGATAGACGACGCTGTTGTCTCTGGCTCACGGAACGACTTAAACGAGAAGATGCCCGGCTTGTCTTCCGTAACACCCACGTTCTTAAGCGCATAGCGCGGCTCTTCTACAACCTCCACGTAGTTTGCATCAAATATCTCGGCTTCACGGGCAGCTTTTACAACGCGTTCAGGCGCTTCAACAGAACCAGTGTAAACATCCATGCGCTCCATCAGTTCTGGAGAGGCTCCGATAGAAGCCATGTACTTTTTGGCCGCTTCTGCGCGAACTTTAAGCTCGTCAATCGGTACACTAAAGTGGATGTTCAAAAGCTCACGAACGTATGAGGTAAACCCCATTGTGCCGTGGTTTTTATAAACCCTAAGAAACTCGTCTTTGGTTTCTTTTGGGACGAGCTTGTCCAGTTGCGCAAGTGTGTTGCGCATGTAGTCAACCGTTTCTTGGTTAAGTTTGGTGCGCTTGGATTTTGGGTCTAATAACCCATCTTCTTCAAGCTGCTTAACAAGTTCTTTATCGGTAGCAAACATTGACGTGTCGTACCCTGTTTGACCAAACGCCTCGTCTACCTGTGACGCAGAATAACCAAGTAGTTCGGGATCTTTTGCAAAGTCTTCTACAATTTCTCCATTTGGCGTTACGTCGTACGCATATGTGTCCGCCCATACATCAGGGTTTGAGTCCTGTACTGCGTTTACCACTGCGTTTCTGCGTGTGGAAGGATCTGTATGCTCGACAATAGCGTCAATGCGTTTTGCATCCGGTGCAACTAAGTGCAGTAGCTGGTTACGATCAGTAGCAACAACACGATGAATAACGGCATCGCCCGAAACAATCAAACTGGTGTTTGTAGAATTAGGAACAATACTGTTAATCACAGCACCGTCTTTAACATCGACAATAGGCGGTGTCTCGCTGCTGTCATTATCAACGTAAATGTCGCCAATACGCGTGACTGCGGGTAACTGCAAAACGCTTTCGTTTCCATTAACGAAGAGTTCGTTAACACGCTTTAACGAATTTAACGTCGCGTCGGTATCGCGTATCACAAAAGAAGCTAAAGACTTAACGTCTTGTATGTCGTGCACATACAAAAGCGACTTTGGGTTGTCAATAGCCTCTCTTGTCATTTTTAACAAACGCTCGTAGCTTGCGCTTGAGTCGTCGTTAATAAAAAACGATTTGTTGCCAATCACCGCTCTGGTTCCGGGTGTGCTTGCAAGTTTGCCAAGAGCAGAAACCAACGCATCGTTGTTCATGCGTTTTTCTTCTGCAGAAACAAACGGGTGCGTAACAACGCCAATCAACGCTTGCTCGTTGTTAGCAAAACGATACATCGACATTTCGCTGCCAGTCAGCAACCGCAAGTTGGTATTAAACATCTCACCGTCGGCGTAAGCATTTGTCAAAGACTTTGCAATGATCTTGTCGCTAATTTTTGCAACAGCCGCAGACGGGCTTGGTGTTGTGTAACCCATGCCTTCGAGTCTTGGCATGAACATACGGGTTGGCGAATACTGAAATTGCTCATTTGCATTTGACGCCTGCGCCATATTGTTAAAACGGTCAAGCAGATTTTTACCTAAGAAGAAACGGCTTGTCTGTTCTGGCGTAAGAATCCTATTGTTTTTAACTGCGTCTGCCATCGCAACACGCAGTTCGCTATCGTCAATATACTTCTGCCCGCCTTCAAACCCGCGCTTAGTCAAAAACTCGTTAGCAATCTTCTGTTGCGCAGGAGTCAGTGCTTGGTTGTGCGTGTTGCCGCGAACTTCTTGTATTTTTTCAGACCCGTCCATGCGAACAGCAACCTGCGGTACACCGTTCTCATAGTAAATATGGAAGTCGCCTCCACTAATATGCTCGGCTGCATTGCTTAAAGCTGAAGCAGTACACCACGTTGTCCCTGCAGCGCCAGCATTTAGTGCGACTGCAGCATCGTAGCTGTCCGACTGGTAAAAAGTCTTCCACCCCTGACGGCCCAGATTTTGTTTTTTATTACGGTTAGCAATACTCACCATACCGTCAAAGAAAGCGTCTTTAAGCGCCTTGCCCTTACGCAATTCTTCAACAATTGCGTTAGCTGAATCACGACCAACAACGGCTACTGGGTGCATGTTGCTTGCATCCAGTGTTATCAATTTAAGATTACCGTCTTTACCAGAAATAATACCGAACTTCGACGCGGCTTTAGCCACCAACGCCATTTCCGCTTGGGTGTAGTCGGGATTATCCTTCAGGTAGTTTGCCAACTCTTGCAGCGCGGATGCGCGGTCAACTCCTACGTTGTCTGCGACATAGTACTTTCCTTCTTCACCAAGCAAAGCGTATGCAAGAACATCAGGGCTGGCAGAATAATAGTCGTACGCACTGTCGGGATCAAATAACCGACCGTCTTCCATGCGCGTTAGCTGATCCCAATTAATTTTTTGTTGGCTCGGGTACGTAATGTACTGCTCTGGATGTTGCGCCATGTCTGTCAGGTATTCACCTGCGATGCGGTCTACGTCTTCGTATGTACGGTCTTTCTGTTTAATCTCTGTACCAAACTGCTCGGCAAATTGCTTCATCGAGTTACTGCCGGTGTGAAGCGCAGCAATATCTTTAGCCGAGTACTGCCTGCTTACGGGCGTTTCTTTGATGGTCGGTCTGAGGCTGGTCGGCATCATCAACGCCTCAACCGCTTTCAGGCCGGTGCCCAACATAGACTGCGGCTGCTTAACACCCAGAATACGCAAGATGGCGCTGTAGATAGCGTCCAGCATATTAGAGATGCGCCACGGCTTAGTACGCAGTTGCTCGTGCAGGTTGCGGTTAGAGAACAGCTCAGCGGCAAATTCAGACAAGCTGCCCTTGGCGTTGGTACTGGTGATGCTCGGGTCGTTCTTAATACGAGCGTGGATCGCCTTCAGCTCACGGAACGCAGCCTGCTGTTCTTTGGTCAGCAGATTAATGTCTTTTTCACCCAACTGGATTGTGCGCTCAACCGCCGCGTGTGTGGCTTCATGCAGCAGCACTTCTTGCGACAACCCACCATTGCGTGACAGCTTGACCAGCTTACTAACAGCTTCACCCAGTACTTCTCTACCCTCTGGGTCGTACAGCTTGTTGTACAACTTGACGTTGGTGGCGTCCAGTATAGGCAGCATCGCTTCGATGACCGCCTTGTAGATAGGCGTTGTTTCTGAAGCACTCATAATGGAGCGCAGTGCCCCACGTATATCGTTGGCTTCTAGCAGCTTGATTTGCTCTGCTGTCAGGTCAGGACTTTCAACTTCCACACCACGGGCAAACTTGCCGGTTTCTTTAAGCCGTTTTGTAGCAGCAGCTTGGAAGGCCGACAGCATGGCGCTGGCAGACTTAGGTTCTGCTTTTGGCTTGACCGGTACTTCAGGCTTCTCGCCTGCCTGTGACGGCAGCAGACCCGGCTCACGTTTCTCCTGAATGGCGCGTGTCTTTGCACGGCTCTCTTCAGAGGCCGTCTGAATGGTTTTTAGTTTAGGTAGCTTGCGGGTAACTTGCGTGGTGCGCTTCGATGCGACTTCTTGTTCGCCCGTAGTTGCAACCGTTTCCTTAAACTTCTTGGTGGCTTCCAACTTTCTACGGCGGTAGTCAGGGCTGGCCTTACCCAACGCTTCTGCTTTAGCGTCCAGTGCTTTGTTCAGCGCCTTCTCTGCGTTCTTCCACGCGTCACGTTTTTGCTTAGAAGTCTTAGTGTACTCCGCAAGCCGGTGCCTATACTCTTCGTTTTTGGGCACCTTTACGTTTGCAAGATGTTCTTTAGTGCTGTTCATCTTTGCGCGAGCTTCGTCTTTTTTGATCGTTTGCTCGGCAGGAATCTCGTTGTACGCAAACGTAGCGGCCTTTAACTGTCTTTCAGCTTCGGCAACATCCTCTTTATTTACATACTGATTTGCTAGTCGTGCAAGCTCCGCTTTAGCCGCAACCTCATACTCTTCATACGCAGCCTTGCGCTTGGCTATCTCTTTTTCTTTTGGCGCAGCAAACGCTTTGTACTCGTCCGTCTCACGACCAATTTCTATAGCAACACGCTTTGGGCTGGATGTAATACCTTTGCCTTCAATAACGTCTTTATATCGCTTGTACTCCGGCGACATCTTGACCGTAAGGTTTTTGGCAACAAACTCTTTTACTTGCGGGCTTTCAGCACCGTACAGCTCGATGCGTTCCTTAAATTCGGCAATTTGTTCTTTGCGTGTCTTTTCTGCTTCTTGCGCCAGCATCTTTTCGGCGCTGCCAACAGGCGCTGCTTCTTTGACGTTGAACATGCTACGGTAAAGCGCGAAGATTTCATCCCGCGCCGGTACCATCACGTTCTCGATCAGGTGGTTGTATTCCTTGACCTTGGCGTTGCGGCTCTTGCTTGCGCCTTGACGTGTCTTAGCAGGCAACGACTTGTCTGCCAGCGTGGCTTCTAACCCCTCTATCTCACGCGCTAGGCGCTCAACTTTGTTTTTGATGGATTCTTTGGCGCGGCCTTTGGGCGTATCAATGCTGTCCATCAGCTCGGTAATACGCGCAGCAATCTGGTCGTACTCTTCTTCAGTGATTGTGCGTTCTGAAATTCGACCCGGCAAGCCCAGACGCTTACCCAAAGTTTCTACCAGCCTGTCTCTTTCTGACATGCCGCGCTGCGCACGCTCACCGGCTTTCTTGCCTGCCCGCTCTAGCACTTCTGTGCCCGGAACTTTGCCTTCTTTCTTCAACTGCTTAATGATCGCCATGATGGTCTTGGGATCATTGTTTAGTGTGGCAGTACGAAGCTGGTTGGCGTAATCAAACATGTCAACTACGGCACTCGACTTCTCAACCGGCGCAACGCCAATGTTGTCAATTTCGCGGTATAGCGCGTTGAGTTTGTCCGACTTTGCGTAGTAGTCTTTTAAAAACCGCTGCTGTACGTTTCTGGGCGCAATCCGCTCAAGGTCACGCTCTAGGCGTGCAATGTCTTTACGCAGCCTCTCTTTGCCCGCATCAATCTTGTCAAAGTACCCCGGCATAGCAGAGTCACCGCTTAGCTTGCCTTCGGCTTCTTGTAAGTCACGGTACTGCTGACGCACAGCATTGAGTTGATCTAGCACCGCCTGACGTTGTTCCGCATTAGCAGCGCCTGCTAAACCCAGTTCTTTATTTTCAGAACTTACACGCGGTGTCATTGCCACAATCTCGGCCAACAACGCGTCAGCTTCTTTTTGCTTTTCTGTTAACTGGTCTTTCTGCGCCTTGTCGAGTCCGGTTGGCTGCACAGGGCCTTGCGTCATCTTCTCGATGTCCGCAGCGGTGATCTTGCCGTACTTTTCTGTCTCAAACTCTAGAACTTCTTCAGCCTTGGGCTGCTGTTCTTTGGCATCAAACAGCGGTATCTGTTCGCCCGCAGGCGTCTCTTTGACGCGCAGCACCCCGCGCTTACGCTCAAACTCTTCGGTCAGTGCTTTGCGTTGCGCTTGCAGTTTTTCTAACTGCTTCTCAGCCTTGTCCACCGCATCGTAGTCGCGCACATCAGCGCGGCTCATCTCATTGATGGTGTTCTTTAGCTTTGCTTCTTTGGCATCTAACGCTTTGAGCTGCTTGTCGTACCCCGCCTGAACTTCTTCGCTTGACTCCAGCACACCACCGGCTTCGGTGATTTGGGTAGCCAGCGCGTTCATCGCCGCTTCGTTGTCGCGGTACTCTTGGATCAAAGACCGGGCAGTCTCAACGTCACCTGCCTTACGTGCTTCTTCAATCTGTGTTGCCAAAGGATCAAGTGAGTTCTTCAGCGTCTCATGGCTGTCCATGAGTTTGAAGATGTCAGGCTGTTGCGGGGCTGCCGCAGGCGCTGCGGCTGTTGGAACAGGGGTAATGTCACGGAAACGACGTTCAGCCGCAGGCGCTTCTTCTGGTGCTACAGGCGCTGGTGGAACTTCTTCAACAGGTGCTGTTTCTGTAGGCAATGCCGCGCCCTGCGCTTGTGCTGCCTCGGCTGCACGGCGATCTGCAACCTCTTGTTGTGCGGCAAACTTATCTCCAAACCGACCAACAGCACCTAGCGGACCTAACAGGCCGACACGGTAAGCAGTTTCGCCGTACTCAGAAAATGCTTCAGGGCCCGTCAGCGGTAAGCCCGCTTGTGCCCGTTCCAACATCTGCTGAAGTATTTCGGTGGGAACTTCAACCGCAACACCTGTGGCGGTGCCTTTGGTTAGTGTGGCAAGTAGGCGCTCGTTGGCTAATTTCTCGGCTTGAGCTGCGCTGCGTCCAAAAAATGCTTTGAATGGAATACCCGTTAGCTTGGAGGCAAACTGCCCGCCCAACGGGATTAGGGTAGATGCCGCGTCTAGCGCGGCACTAGGCACCGCTGTAGCTGCCAGTTCGCCTCGGTCAATACTGACCGGTTCACCACGTTTAGCCTGCTCTTGTGCACGACGTTCGGCTTGTGCGCCGGAAGCCATAAGGAACGAAGGAATAGTCGCCCCAGCTAAACCGCCCCCAATTACTCCCATAGGACCAAGCGGAGCGCCTGCCATTGCGCCCACTCGGGCACTTCCCAGCGTCGCAGCAATTTGAGGCGCTTGTTCTGCCAACGCCAACGGCACCTGTCGTACTACTTCTTTGCCTGCGGCTAAAAGCCCTTTTTCTTCGTACGCTTTCTTTAGCAGGTCCAGACCAATCTGGTCTTCATACTTACGCCCAATTTCTTCTTGGCGTGCCAATCCAGCACGTGCCGCTTCTTCGGGTGACCCTGTATAGACCCCAAGACCTGTGCGTCCCGCAGAAAGCTGAGACTCCAGCCCCCGCTCAAACGCCGCGCCTATACCCCGCTTGGGTGGCGGCGCAGCCGCCTCGGTCATCAATCTATTAATTTCTCCTGCAAGTGCACGCGCTGATTCAGTATCTCCCGCACGGTGTGCGGCGATCATGGCCTGTTCAATTTGCTGGATCGTTGGCATTTACGATTTTGGGTAGTATTGGTCAAAAATAGACTGTCCAGAAGGTGTCAGCTTCCCTGACGGCTCCATGTAACCCTGACCAAACAGCGCAGTAAACGGGTTTCTTAGCCGCGCTATTTCTTCTGCCGATTCTGCCCTTGGAGCGTACTGAGCTTTGGATAGGGCTTCAACAGCTTCCAAGTAAGACATACCGGGGTTAGCCTTCATGACTTCTGCAATCTGCCGCTCTGCCACGTCCGGGCGACCGTGCATTTGTGTGAGCTTCTTGTAGTAGCCGCCCATAGTATCTTGATAGGCTATCTCTTTTGCCAGTTTCTCACGCTCTTTACGCGCTTGCAATGTTGCAATACCAGAACGACCGATGTTCGAAAACAATTGCGAAACCTCACCCCCCGGCTGTCCGGACTGCGCCATCATCATGTTCAAACCCATCGTTAGATAGTCTTCGTTTGTCAAGCCGCCTGTCTTTGGCTTAACTTCTTCGGTGGGCGCTGCTGCTACTTCAGCAACTTTCTTGGCCTCTTCTACCTTATCAGGTGCAGGGAAGTTTTCTTCCCAAGGTTCGTAAGGACGTTTTTCTGGTGTTTCCGAAACAGCGCCGGGGGTGACCGCAGTACCAATAGCAATCGGCGCAAACACATTGCGGTTTGCTTCGGCTTGTCTACGTGCGTCTGCAAACGTCTTATCACCACGATCAAGCGCGCGTTCTCTTTCGGCAATTACTGCCGCTTCTTCGGCTTTGCGTGCGGCTTTTGCCGCGTCTTCTTTGGCACGCATTACGTCTTTTGCTTGTTGTGCCCGTTTGCGTGCTAACACTGCTTCTATGCCTACTTGCTGGGCGGCGGGGTCAGGTGTAAACCCTTCTGTTTTAGGCATGCTTGCGCGTAGAGCCGCTGCTTTCTGTTTGCCGGTCATGAGCTTACCGTCAACTACAGAAGTAGCTAAAAGGTCGGCAGTCTCTAAGGCTTTAGCAGAACGCTCTTGTGCTTCAGCAAACCGCCGTTGCAAATCTGACGTACGACCTGCTGCGCCTTCAGATTTTGGTCCCTCAAGTCTTGGTGCTTTAGCAGTCTCAACGGCCTGCGCTGCTCTTGCTGCTTCGGCTTCTGCCAATTCTGCGGCAGTGACCGCCTTACCTGCTTTGGGTCTGGCGCTTGTGGTGCCAACACCGGGAATGAATGGTGGAAGCCTAAAGTCCTCAACCGCTCGGGTTAATCCCGCCAAAGATTCTTTACCGGGTTCTGTAGGGGGCATAAACGTCATTGCCGCCGCACCTTCTTCTGCGGTTGTTGGTGTTCCAGCCAGTGTGCGGCCTGCGGCATATAGCGTACCTGTGAGCGGAGAAATTGCGCCTGTAAGCGCAGACAACCCGGCTTCCGGTGCGCCTAATAGCTCGCGCCCACGTTGTGCAAGGTAAGACCGTTCTGGTCCTCTTCCGGCTTTTAACTGGCGTTCGTATTCAATAGCGTCAGGGTGTCCCGGCACATCTTTGAAGCGCAAGTCTGGCGTTGGTGCGGCTGTTGCCGCAGGCGCAGGTGCTGGAGCAGGCGCTTTTGGTAGTGTAGGTAGTGCTGTGACACCGCGTGCTGCCGGGGCACCCGGAGATGTAGCTGGCTTAAATTCCCCACGAGGCACCACATCGGCTGCTGCAGCAGCCGATATTGGGATGTAGTTGTTCAGCTTCTTAAGGTAATTAGCTGGTTCCTGCTTGTTTGTTGTACGGACGTTCTGATGCAGCTTCTCTGGCACCAGCTTGCCTTTGTTCTGTTTCAGGTGGTCGTTTAACACCCCTTCGCCTTGGTTGTAGGCGATAGCCACTTTGGCGGGGTCTTTGTACTTATCAAACAAGTACTTCATCAGCGACATGGACGTGTCCATGTTCTTGTACGGGTCTTTGCGATCTTTTGGATCAAGGCCGAATGTTTTAGCCGTAGACTTAGTGAGCTGACCGATGCCTACAGGACCGGTCTTTGATTTGGCGGTGGATTTATACCCCGACTCAATTTGGAAAATAGCGTCCACAAACTTGGGATCAAGCCCCAACTGCCGCGCCTTACGCAGTGCATACGCACGATACTCTTCGGTGTTTTCTGGTACACCGCCTTTTGCATACCCAGCGATGCCGCCATCGGCCATACCCTCAATATTCTGGGCTGGCAGTACACCGATGCCTTGCTCTTCAGGCAACTGCATGGATGCGATGTTTTGGTCTGCAATAGTAGGTTGAGCGGCTTGTTGAGCAGCTTGCTGCCCAGCCGCGGCTTGGCGGGTTTGTTGACGGCGCTTAGCTTCTGCGGCGGCTAACGGCAAGATGTAGGGGTCATCCTTGTGCATGCGGGCATACTGCTGCAACTGCGCATCCGACATGGTCGCAAGTCGAGCGGTGATCTGCTGGACATTAAACATGATTAACCCCTCTCAATATCGTACATCAGCAAATCAGCCAAACCCGCAGGCATCTCTTGCATATCCTTAGTGCTACCGCCTTCAGCGCCCGTCTTAATCATGGGATTCTGCCCGCCAAACAGACCGTAGGCTGTCAGCCCTAAACCGCCTGCTTGAGACAACAGCGACGGCGGGGCTTGATACATCTGCTGTGCAGACTGCGACAACGGTAAGCCGCGTAGCATGTCCGACATAAACGCCAACTGCTGATACGGATACTGCCGCTGGTTCTGGAAGTCTTGGTACTGCTGGGATAAGCGTTGCTGCTCCAGTGCGCGTTGCTGTTCGCCTGCCGATAGCTGCCCTTGCAGAATGTCTTTCTGTTGACCGAACTGCGTCTGACCTAGCTGGCCTAACTGCCCAGCCGCTTGTAACCCCGTGCCAGCACCGCGCAGACCAAGATCGGCACCGAACTGCTGCGCCTGACGTGCTTGCTCGAATGCCGTCTGCATCCCACGCCCGTAGATGTCGGACTGTAGTTGGCCTAAATTACGCTGGCGTTCCGCTTCGATTAGCCCTGATCTTGACCCACCAAATGCACCCCGCTGCACAGCTTGCGCTTGATTCATCTGACCTTCTATAGCCGAGCGACGTGCGGCTTCACGTAGCTGTGGTTCAAGCGCGAGGTCTGTATAGGGTGACATGTACGCCTGCATGGAACCGGGAGATGTGGCCTGCTGTGCGTATTGAGCACCCGCGCCGAGACCTTGCAGTCCCGCTATGCCGCCCATCTGTGTTGCCACGCCTAACTGCTGTGCGGGCTGAAGATTTGCCACACCCTGAAACGCCTGCTGCTGCATAGGCGTAAAACCAGCGAGACGCTCTCCGCCGTAGGCTTGGTAAGGAGTATCGCTTAACGCCTCGCTTTTACCCAGCATGCGCTCGACATACGGCTTAGCGTAGTCTGGGATCGATGTTTGAGTAACGGTCTGGTTTGTAGGGGTTGATGGTGCGCTGCTGCCGCCCCCGTAGATGCGTCCACCGGGTTTTAAGCGTGTGGCACTTTCTCCAAACGGTTCGCCCAACGCCTCAAGTTGTCTGCGTGAGTAAGTCATAGTGACCTCTACAAAATCTTGGTGAACAGTTTGTCTGTCCACTTATAGCCCAAGTATTCAAACAACTTGGAGTTGTCCATGTGAATCTTCGTGTGCATGATGACTCGGTTTACGCCGATGCCCTTCAACACTTCTTCTGCATACTTAAACAACCGAATACCCACACGCCCTTTGCGAAAATCTGGTCGTATGTAGTAAATATCCTCAAATGCGGTCTTGCATGTCATGTAGTGCAAATGCGGTTGGATAATAAAAATGGCATAACCAATCACTGTCTCATCAGCACGTACCGTAATACACCGCAGCATTCCTGCGTCTGCCAGCCTCTTGTACGCGTCATAGTCAGGGGCTAACGGAAAATCTTTGGTTACACACAACTCTTCGTAGTGCAGCGGGAAGAGTTCTTTAAGCTCCTCTACAAACGCAAACGGATCACAGTCAGCGTAAACAAGAGTCGTCATGCAGGCAGCAACTTCTCTGCTCTACTATCAACAGCTACTTTCTTTTTGCCAATGCTTTTCTTTCGTGCGTTCTGCACGCGGTCCATCATCTTGTAGAGTTTTTTCGCGCCTGCTTCAGTCGAGCCATTACCCAACTCAGACACGATACGCGCCGGAATTACAAACTCACCATCAGCAAGACGAGCAGGCTGGCGCTCGCCAATAACAGCAGGAATAGAATCTGAAACTCCATCGCCGGGTCCTTTCAATAGACGACCGCCATCGGAATAACCACCGAGATCAGAAAGACCACCGCCAGCAAACTTTTGCTCGCCACTGTACGCACCTACTGCGGGGCCTTCACCGGGGGATATGACATTCACCGACTCTGGACGCTGCATCATTGGGTTGCTATACAGCGCGGTCTGTAGGTTGGCTTGCGGGTAGTCCATATTGCCGCCTACGGCGTTCATCGCAGACATAGTTTCCACAGGACCGCCCACTGCTAATGCAACAAGCCCGCCATCCGCAGCATACTCAGGCCCCGGCGCTCTGTAAGGCTTAAGGGCGGTATACCGCTCATCAAAGTAAAGGTTCTCTGCGCTTGATCCCGGTGTCTCAGAATAGATAGGCGCTCCTACATCAAACGCTCCCGGACGCACTGTGCGGGCGTATTCGTACGGGCGGATCATCCCGGGATCCATTTTTGGCGGGCCTTTTCCTTTGTCCTCGCCTACACCCATGTAATTCATTGCCGAACTGGCAAGCGAAGCTGCACCTGAATACGGCGCGGCTGCTTCGGACGCTGCATACAAATCTTTTAGCCCTGCCATCCCACGCGTTGTAGCAGATTTAACGCCCGCACCTAGTGTGCTCATCGTGCTCGGCGGTGCAGTCACCCCTTGTCCTATGCTGCCAAGCGTACTTGTTGGCATTGTTGATATGCTAGACGTGTATGCTGGGTTGAACGCTAGTGGTTTAGCCGTTGTTAAGGCCACATTCTTTGGTATTGCCGACGGGAATATGTTCGAAGGCGCACCAGCACCAGTCATGCCGGATAAGTTCCCTAATGTGCTTGTTTGTGCATTTGCCACTGTGGGAGCAATAGCCGTAGGAGTCGCGCCAGCAGCATTAGCCGCAGCGGTTTGCCCCATACTGCTCAAGCCCGCGCCCAAGCCAGCGCCACCATAGGCACCCAGACCCATCATCAAACCTTTGCCCAGACTGCCTGTCATGACGGTACCTGCTGCACCGGTAATTAACGCGGCTTTCATGGCGCTCATCCCCAACCCAGCCGGACCCAAAGCAAGTCCAGCCACCATCGGCAAGATAGACGACAAAAAGCCTGCTTCTGGCAGGCCGGTCTCTGGGTTGATTGTCAGGCTTCCGCCGTGCGCCATCGCCAGTGCTTGCAGGCCACCGACCTCTTTCGGGGTCATGTGGACTAGGATTTTGTCTTCGCCGCGCCCAGCAGACTGCACGTGGTGGGCTAATTGATGGAGGCTCATCGCTACCTCATCCGTAAAAATTTGTCAAAGTTTAGCACTTCAGCACGCTAATTACCCAACTTTCCAGTCGGTTCCGTCAGAATAAACCGGCACTTTTGTGCTGCCCCCTCCAGCCACCGTGGTGCCAAATGTCGATACCGACGAGTCAATAACAAACGCTCTAGCCCCCGCACCGAGAGTGCCAGCGCCGGGTAGTGTTGCTACTGTGAAAACACCGCTCAGACAAAACTGCGCGGCAATATTGTCAACCGTAGCGAAGTACTGGCGGAGGATATTGTTGAGGGTGTCGTGGTACGCACGGTCGTACTGAACTGGCGCAAACGGCAACAGCGGTGTTCTGGTAAGCGCTATGGTTTTTAGGCGTATTGTCATTTATTGCCGTCCGTCTGGTCTGACATCGATACGGGGTACGCCCAACTGCCACTGTGTGCCGAGCGTATCTGAACTAACCTTGAACGCCATCTGCCGCCCACGAATCCTGCTGTACACAATCTCGGTAAATTCCTGCACGGTATAGGTTGTCTGCCCAGCGTAGCTCTGCGCTGACTTAACCGTTGGCGATGGAGATACGCCATACCCAGAGCCGGGATTCTGCCGAGGACGTACCGTAAACTGGACTGCCGGGTTTACCGATGTAGCGCCGCTAGTATTAGAACCATCAAACGTAATGTCGGGGATGATCCGCCACACAAACCCATAGTTATGCCCATCATCAATATCAAAGTCGGATGACTGCACGTACGAATTGATTGGGCTTGGTGGGTTGGTAGTGCCGTCGTCAATCGCCGCCTCGTGGTAGACCATCAGATTGCCGCCTGTAGTTGCAACAGGGAACTGCCGCAACGGGGAATCAAGCCACGCCGTGCGATCTATCGAGCCGTAATACCAAACACGGTCAAGGTAGTTAAAGATGACGTAGCGGTCTATCTCATCAGAATTAGCAGAACAGTAGAACCACCAGACCTCTGAATACCCTTCGTTAGTACCCGCCTGAATTTGGGAAAACTGTTGTCGGTTGATGTCGTTAAAGATATATGTACGCACCGAACATGGCAGCGTCTCAACCCGACCAGAATAGATATAAAACTTGTCCACCCCCATCCAGTACACAACACCAGATGCGGTTGCCATAGCGTTTGGTGAAGCGATTGAAATGTTGTCAGCTAGTAGTGTGATCTGCCAAACCAGCGGTGGGCCAATATATTGCATGGCGTAGATGGCTGCATCCGTCCAGATGTTAATCTCTTGACGCGTTTGCAATGCCCCGATGATCTGTGAACCATGCGATAACCGCTGATCACCTGCTTGGTTGGTAGCTTGTGGCTCCCAAACCGTGTAGCTTTCTTGCGCAGACCAACGAATCTGCATCGGGTCAAGCTCAGTCGTTGCGTAAGTACCGCTCGGGTCGTTACAACCAAAACAAATGACGATCCGTGACTGATCCGATACTAGGATTTCATTGATGAGAGACGGCGTATATGTGCCGGACACAACAGTGCCGCGAGTGCCGTAGGCAGGGGTTGCACCTGAACCCGGTGCCCAGTCATATAAAGAGCCACCACGTGGATTGAACAGCAAAATTTCTCCGAAGTTAGCTTGGCTCCAAAGACGGAGCTGCAAACCAAAACCGGTACTAAACGACGAGCCCCACGTACCACGCGACCACGATCCCGTACCCCAACCGGTACCAATCGTGAAAATTGGAAAGCCAGTATTGATCTGATACGCAGTGTCAGTTGCCGACCCTCCAGTGCCTGAATCGGAAGCGTTGGAGAAAACGGTAAAGTAAAGCGCCTGAAGTCCGATGCCTTCGCTAGTTAAAGTAATAGGTGTGCCGCCGCTGGTGAGTGATAGTTGGCAAGTGTTCCCTACGACATTAACCAAGTAATACGTAACCGCATAACCCAACCCGCCCGGCGCACCAGCGCCCCCACCAATTACCAGCGCAACAGTATTACCATTTGCCATCGTGGTGCCAACTGGCAGTGAGATAGTGGACGTTGCTGTGTTTACCGTGAAGTTAAGCCCAGCAACAGAAGTTCCCGCCGCACGGGTAACAATCGTATATACAGTCCCCGATGTGACAGACTGTATTTGAAATTCTTGATTGAGAATGCCCGCAGTTATATTGCCGCCAAGCCCGACTGCGTTTGAGAACGTAATGAAGTCACCAACCTGCAAGCTTGATGCACTGCTATCAGTAACAGTAATAAACGCAGAGAAAGGTGAAGACGTAACCGCTGCAAAAGTTGTTGAGTTTAAGTTGGTAACACGAATAGGTGTGATGTCATAAAACACCCCGCCGTTCTCAACATAAAACTTTGCATTCGTACCAACACCCATAAGGTTAAAACCTTTGAGCGTCACCCAGTTCCACAATGAGCGGCAGTAGCCAAGAAATGTAGTGTAAGTTTCAACCGCCCAGCCACCTATCTTTTCAGGGAAGCCAGAGCGAAACCGCACCTTGTCGCAGTCATACCAACCACCTTCGTTGGCGAGTGTGGTACCTTCCCGATTTACACCGGGGCGGAACTGTAGTTTTTGTAATGGCATCGTCGCCTCTTACGTTTTCATGATGTACGCAAGTGCGAAGTACGGAACGAGATTAGCGTTAGTTCCGGATGAACCAGCCGAATCAACTGTCGTAGACGCAGTAATGTTTGCCGAAGCAGAGTTGGTGCTAATTTGACCGCCAAACCCTGTTGTATTCTGCGCATACTGTTGAGCGGCGCCAGAAGCCGAGTGAGGTCGATAGTAAAGAGCTGTGCTGTGTACATGCCCTGAGTCAGTCGCTGTAGTTGATGCTGTGTGCGTGTGACTTACAACAATCGCGTCTTTAGAGCCACCGGTCTGGGTTGGCGATCCTGTAATAGTAGTTTTCGCTGCCCCAGCGTCATCTGAATGTGCGCCAATAATGAATCGGTTACGTAAATCAGGCGTTCCACTAGACCCGTTACACAATACCCAGCCCGATGGAATCGTAGCAATCGTGCCAGACCACATCATGATCATACCGGCAACAAACGCGTTACCCCATACTGGCGGATTACCTGCGCCCTGAGACACAACAACTTGTCCTGCTGTGCCAGACGAACTATTAAGAATAAGATCATCAAGTAGTGTTGTCGTACCTGTGACACTTGCATTACCTGTGACACTAGCATTGCCCCCAATCGAAAGACTCCCGGTAATGTGGTTAAGCTGCTCAACAATGTTTGTGCCGTCCGAACGCAGAAGAACTGATTTGCCTGCTGGGACTGCAACCCCCGTACCTGCTGCTGTGGTGTTGCCTAGAACTGTGGAACAGTAGACTGTAGCCGTATAGGTAGAGTCTGTATTACGCACAACGTACAACTTAGTAACCGGGGGCACATAAACATTAAAGTTAGCGGGAGAACCCCATGCGCCTATTGAGAGGTCTACCGCAGCACACCGTGCTTCATCCGCCGATCCGTTTGATGCAGTTAAAGCTTGATTAACAGAGGTAACTGAAACGGATGCCCGTCCAGCAATAGCATCTTCAATCAACGTGCCAAGATTGGTATTAGTCGTACTGCCCCACGTACCAGACTGTTCACCGTTGGCAATGAGTTCGATCCGTAGATCGGGAGAGTATGTACTAGGCATCGCTATTCCTTACTTTTGCCTGACGGCGTTGTATTGTTTGACGCATTGGTCGAGGGCTGCTTGGAGACGGGCGGCGTCGGCAGCGTACCCTGCAAGAAACTCTCCATCTCCTTTTGCCAATTCCGCACCGGAGGCTCCACTGCAAGCTCGGGCGGTACCGGAGGCGGTACCATTTTCGGCGGGGCGCTCCTGCCTGTTGCGCAAGCTGTTAGTAAGAGCGGTAGCACGAGCATTAATATCCCTGATCTGCGCATCCTTTTCCCTCCGCAGCTTGTCCGCCGCCTGTTGCATTTCCTGCTCACGTTGCCGGGCTTCTTCCTGCCCCTTGGCGTAAGCGGCGTACTGTTCTGCCTTCTCTTTATCCCACGCCTGCTGCACCTCTGCTTGGCCCGCAGAATTGCCTTTATAATACCCGCCCCCAGCTGCACCGGCAATCGCCAATACGAGCGTCAACAGCACCCACGGGTTGAAGAACGCGGTCACTTAGTAGGCACCTTGGTAGCGTCGAGTTTCTTGTGGACTCGGACTTCTTTGCAGACCTGCACTTCCTTACCCTTCTTGTCCTTCTGGGCGTTGCAGACCTTCTTAGTCTCGGCAGCGTGAATCTGGAATACCAAGAATAAACTTGCAATAACGGTAACAGCCATACGAGCGTAGATAAACATTACGAAATCTCCGGGTGAGGTGGTTGTACTGGGGCAGGTTTGCCGCCATAGCCTGTGGCTACTGATGGCGCTGAACTGATAGGGTCGATGGTTGGCTCCATGCGTACAGGTGCATGTGCTGGTGCTGCGGCTTTAGGAGCTGGTGGCGTTGGCTTATCGTCGCGCTCTTCCTTGGTTGACAGCCCCGGTGGCACGAACTGCTGGAGTGCGTCTTTGCCTTTAACAGCAAGCAGGGTTGCCAATGAGCCAAGTATGTACTTGGACATGTCTGACAGGATCAGGAAGAACTGCTTATCTGCCGGGGCCATCCCGCTCATCGGTTGCTCGACGAACACGACTGAGTACAAGCTGACGCCCACCATGATGATCACGGTGCAGCAAAACGTAACCGCGATACAGAACTTAATTACTGCATCGTGCTGCTCCTGCGTCAGTGCAAGGAACTGGCTTATTAGTTTTAGCGGGTTCATTGGGTTCCTCTTTCATCACTTCCGGTTTCAACAACTGATCCGGGCAGGTTCCTGTTACAGCACATTGTGGACGTTGGCATCGCGGTTTGTCCCAGTTTTCTGGGTTCTGGCAAAAGTACCGAACCCGCTCACACCCACTAAGCCAAACGACTGCCAGTATCAAGCATAGCCAACGCAATTTCATAGTGATGCTCCCTATCTGCCAATCCAATATAGCCGCCGTTGATCGCACGGGTTAAGCCCTTGAAGTCGTTGCTATCGACAAACCGGTTCAACTTGTTCGTCTCCCAGAACCAGCACGCGCTCTGGGCTGCACCCTCGAAGGTCTCCAAGTATTCCGACGCTTGCTCCGGGGTCAGGTCAAGTGACGCGCCAAACCAAAAATAGTTGTCCTTGCCAGTCAACTGCAAAATTCCTCGGCCACGGAACGCGAACCCCTCTTGGCTGGCTTCATCCCCATTACCCATCCGGTTGGCGTACACACGGCTGGCGATCTTCTTCGGGTTGCGCTCGTACTGCTTGGCAAGGTCAAGGGTTGGGAAGTACTTCGGGAAGACGCGCATCAAGCCGGAAGCTGAGTAGTTCAGGTTCTCGGTAACAAACACAAAGCCGCCTGACTCATGACCACACTGCGCTAGGAACGCCGCAACGCGCTTCGGGGTGTTGATCTGGTATTCATCTAGCAGAGACTTGCCGCCGAACTCCGTCTGCGGGCCAAACAGCGTGTCGTACCACTGCTGGGCGTACTTGGTGTGCGGGGCGAACTTCTTGAATTGTGCCAACGTAATCATCTGTCGTACATCCTTTCAACCTGAATCTCGCGCCGTAACTCCCGCATCTTCCTTACCTCATGCACCGCCGCTTGGGTGGCAAAGTACATGTCGTAGTACATGAAAGCTAAGATCGGCATCACGATAAAGAACATCAGCACCACGGTCAGCACTACAACAATCAATGACCAAGGGACGTTCTCATCATCGCGCTTCTTGTCGTCAGCCACATTATTCCCACCGCCCATATAACTACGAACACCACTGCCGAAACCCACGCCG